GGAAACTCAAAATTGGGATTTAGTTGAACTTAATAATGATGACACAGAATAACATGAATTTAGATTTTGAACCTACGATACTGGGAATTACAGTTTTAGTACTTAGTATATCTCAAATTAATGAGGCTTTACAAAGTTTACTTTTACTAGCTACCATAATTTATACAATTATTAAAATTTATCAACTACTTCAAAAAAAGTGAAATACTTTAGTTATGCAGAATTTGACTCGCCTGATTTCCCTGATAGTGGTAGGAATATGGATGAGTCTTTTTTACTCTTGCTCGACAGTGCACGTCAAATTGCAGGGACACCATTCAAAATTAATTCCGGCTTCAGAACTCCAAAACATAATGAAAAAGTGGGAGGGACAGAGAACTCGTCGCATCTTAGAGGATTCGCTGCCGACATACATGCAACATCCTCTGCAGATAGATTCAAAATATTATCAGCGCTTCTCGAAGTTGGATTCAATCGCATTGGAATAGCAAAAACATTTATTCATGTTGATGCTGACCCAATTAAAACAAAAGACGTAATTTGGACTTATGCTTAAACTATTAAAAAAATTATTAGGATTTAGTGACTCAGGTGTAGATGGCCTAGGTCTTGAAATAAGAGAGCTTATTAAAGGAAAAGAGGTAGACCCGCAAAAACTTATAGAGATGCAAACTGCTATCAATGAGATGGAGGCAAAGCACAGAACAATTTTTGTAGCCGGATGGCGTCCCTTCATAGGCTGGGTGTGCGGGATAGCCCTTGCATATAATTTTATCATAAGAGATATGCTTGTGTGGTATATGGGTGTAGAAACAGCTCCACCTGCTCTTCAAATGGAACATCTTATGACGGTTCTTGTTGGTATGCTAGGTCTAGGAGGTATGAGAACGTTTGAAAAATTAAATAATAAATCTAATTAAATGGCAAAGTCGATGTCAGCAATCCTTTACGAGAAACCTAAAACTCGTAGACCAGGGGTACATGCTAAAACTAAAACATCTAAAGTAAAATCATCTAAGTATTACCAAAAAAAATATAGAGGTCAAGGCAGGTAATTTATTTATATCTTTGTATTAATTAAATTTAATCTAATGGATATTCGTAAAATCTCTATAGGGCCAAACTATAAGTCTGATGCTATGCATTATATAGTAGGTCAAGATGTGCTGGGTGGAAAATATTTTATTCACTTAATACAGTATGTTGAGCGAAGTGATAGTATAAAAATATGGATACAAAAAGAGGGGGAGATATTGCTCTGGAAAGAGTTTAACTCTAACATGCCAGTTTCAATTGAATATAATATAAACTTTTAATGAGGTCACCTTTTTATTTTATTGTAAAACCTCTTGACGATAAAAGATATACCAATACAAAAGATATTGATGGTATGGATTTTATAACAAGCACCTCTGAAGAAAATCACATGGCTTCAAACAGACAGGGTGTGGTTGTGGCTACACCACTTGGTTATGATGGAGAGATAGAAGTGGGAGACTTACTTTTAGTACATCATAATGTATTTAAGTTTTACAATGATATGAAGGGTAGGCAAAAAAGCGGTAAGAGTTTTTTTAAAGATGATTTGTTTTTTATAGAGGATGACCAGTTTTTTATGTACAAACATAATGACCAGTGGGTTTGTCATGATAGATATTGTTTTGTTAAACCTGTGCCTGTTGAAGAATCATTTATAATGAAGCTTGGAAAAGAAGAACCATTGATTGGTATTATGAAATACCCAAATAAATATTTATCTTCACAAGGAGTCAACAGTGGAGATAGAATATCATTTAAACCAAATAGTGAATATGAGTTTACAGTGGATGATGAAAAGTTATATAGAATGTTTGACCATCAAATAACAATGAAGTTATGAAGTCAGAGGATTTAAAAAAAGAAATTATACACGCAGGGCGTAGAGCTGTAGAGCAGCTTATAAAAGTTGCTAAAGAAGATATCATAAAGCCAGACCCTGATGATGAGCTAGCAGCTGATAGATTAAAGAACGCAGCAGCTACAAAAAAACTAGCTATATTCGATGCGTTTGAGATATTAAATAAAATAGATTTAGAAGAAGAGGTTATTAATTCTGGAGGACAAGTAGATAAAACAGATACAAAACAAGGATTTGCAGAACGAAGGTCAAAATAAATTATATCAGGTAATAAAAGATTACATTCCTAAATCTGTTCTTACAAAAAAGAATAGAGCTAAGACGTGGTTATATGGGTATAGTGAAAAGTATGACTTAGTAGTAATATCTAGAAATGGAACAATAGGTCAGATAATAAACATAAATGGTTTAGCAATTGGACTTCCTAAAGAGCCAGAGGAATTGTTTAAACGTTCTGATAAAAAAGAAGAGCAGTACTGGGAAAGAGAAGAACTACCTAAAGATTTATCTAGAATTAATTCTATTTTCCAGTGGAACGACAGACCTTCTGCATTTAAAAACAAATGGGTAGATTATATAGAGTCGGAGTTTGATAGAAGAGAGTTAGGTTTCTGGTTCTACAATAACGGAAAACAAACTTACATTACAGGTTCTCATTATATGTATCTACAATGGACAAGTATAGATGTTGGATATCCAGATTACCGTGAGGCAAATAGGATTTTCTTTTTATACTGGGAAGCTTGTAAGGCAGACAAAAGATGCTTTGGTATGGACTATCTTAAGATAAGACGTTCAGGGTTTTCTTTTATGGGGTCATCTGAATGTGTAAACACAGGAACTCTAGCTAGAGATTCAAGGGTTGGTATATTATCTAAAACTGGTTCGGATGCAAAAAAAATGTTTACCGATAAGGTTGTTCCTATAGCAAATAGACTTCCATTCTTTTTTAAACCTATACAGGATGGTATGGATAAACCTAAAACTGAATTAGCCTTCAGAGTTCCAGCTTCTAAAATAACCAAGAAGAATATGCATGAGGTTATGGATGATGAGCTAACAGGGTTAGACACAACAATTGACTGGAAGAACACGGATGATAACTCCTATGATGGTGAGAAACTTTTACTTTTAGTGCATGATGAATCAGGTAAGTGGCTTAAGCCAAATAACATTCAAAACAACTGGCGTGTAACTAAGACTTGTTTAAGGTTAGGTAGTAAGATAATAGGTAAGTGTATGATGGGGTCTACTTCAAATGCGCTTAGTAAAGGGGGTGAGAACTTCAAGCGTTTGTTTGAGGATTCAGATTTAAAGACTCGTAATGCAAATGGTCAGACTAAATCAGGATTATATAATCTATTTATTCCAATGGAGTGGAACATGGAAGGTTTTATTGATAGATACGGTATGCCTGTGTTTAGAAAACCTGAGAAAAAAATTAGAGGGGTAGATGATGAGTGGATAACAAACGGAGCAATAGATTATTGGGAAGCAGAGGTAGAGTCATTAAAAAAAGATGCGGATGCGCTGAATGAATTTTACAGACAGTTTCCAAGAACAGAGTCACACGCATTTAGAGATGAGAGTAAGTCTTCGCTTTTTAACTTGACTAAGATATATCAGCAGATAGATTATAATGATTCATTAATCATGGAGCATCATGTAACAAGAGGTAGGTTTTACTGGAAAGATGGAGTGAAAGATTCAGAGGTGATTTGGACACCAGATTCTAGGGGAAGATTCAAAGTATCTTGGACTCCTAAAAGAGGATTAAATAATAGGAAGGTTAAAAAGCATGGAGTATATTTTCCAGTTAACGAACATATAGGAGCATTTGGGTGTGACTCTTATGATATATCTGGAACTGTTGGAGGCGGAGGTTCTAATGGAGCTCTGCATGGTTTAACTAAATATAATATGGATGAAGCTCCGAGTAATGAGTTTTTTTTAGAGTATGTTGCTAGACCACAAACGGCAGAGATATTTTTTGAAGAAGTATTAATGGCATGTGTGTTTTATGGGATGCCTATACTTGTAGAGAATAACAAACCAAGGTTACTCTATCATTTTAAAAACAGAGGGTACAGAGGATTTAGTATGAACAGGCCCGATAAACATTATAATAAATTATCAAAAACAGAAAAAGAACTTGGTGGTATACCTAATACTTCTGAGGATGTAAAGCAATCACACGCAGCAGCTATAGAATCATATATAGAAAAGCACGTAGGTATAGATTTAGATGGACAGCATAGACCTGGAGATGAGATGGGAAGTATGTATTTCACAAGGACTTTAGAAGACTGGGCTAGGTTTGATATTAGTGCTAGAACTAAGTTCGATGCTAGTATTAGTTCAGGGCTTGCAATTATGGCAAATCAAAAGCATGTTTATCTTCCTGAGAAAAAACAATCAAAAATAAGTCTTAACTTTGCAACATATAATAATAAAGGAACATTAAGTGAATTAATTAGATGAAAGAGGTAAACATAAACATTTCATCTGTAGGATTCCCTAGTCAGTTTGTATCTGATGCTGAAAAAGCAACCGATGAGTTTGGGTTACAAATAGGGCAGGCTATTCAATATGAATGGTTTCGTAAAGATTCTAACGGATGCCGATATTATAGTCAGTGGAGGGACTTTAACAGATTACGCCTTTACGCAAGAGGGGAACAATCCATAGCAAAATATAAAAATGAATTAGCGGTAGATGGTGATTTATCCTACTTAAATTTAGATTGGACTCCAGTTCCTATTATTCCAAAGTTTGTAGATATTGTAGTTAATGGAATGTCTGATAGATTGTTTAAAGTAAAAGCTTACGCACAAGATGCTTTATCTCAATCTAAAAGAAATAAATATCAAGAAATGATTGAGGGGCAAATGGCCGCTAAAGATGTTTTATCTATAATACAAGAGGGAACAGGGTTTGACCCATTTATAATGAACCCTGATGAATTACCAGCGAGTGATGAAGAGTTATCGCTTTATATGAATTTAAATTACAAACCAGCCATAGAGATTGCTGAAGAAGAAGCGATTGATACAATGTTTGCCGAGAATCATTATGACGACATTCGTAAGCGTTTAGATTACGATATGATGGTGACGGGTATGGCTGTAGCAAAACACGAGTTTCTTCAGGGAAGTGGTGTTCAGGTTTCTTATGTAGACCCAGCTAATGTGGTATACAGTTATACTGAAGACCCGCACTTTAAAGATTGTTTTTATTGGGGTGAAATTAAAACTGTTCCTATTGCGGAGCTAATCAAAATTGACCCAACACTTACTACAGATGATTTAGAAAAAATATCAAAATACAGCCAGAGCTGGTATGATTATTTTAATGTTGCTCAGTTTTATGAGAATGATATATTCTATCGTGACACTTGTACATTAATGTATTTTAATTATAAAACCACAAAGAAGATGGTTTATAAGAAAAAAGTTAATGACAATGGTAATATTAAAATGATTGAAAAGGAAGACACTTTTAATCCTCCAGTAGACATGATGGAGGAAAACAATTTCGAGAAAGTAGAAAAAACTATTGATGTTTGGTATGATGGGGTTATGGTGATGGGAACAAACATAGTGTTAAAGTGGGAGCTTGCTAAAAACATGGTAAGACCTAAGTCTTCATCTCAACATGCAATACCTAATTATGTGGCTGTAGCTCCAAGAATGTATAAAGGAGTTATTGAGTCATTAGTAAGAAGAATGATACCTTACGCTGATTTAATTCAGATGACTCATTTAAAACTACAACAGGTTATAGCTAGAACAGTTCCTGATGGGGTGTATATAGACGCAGATGGTTTAAACGAAGTTGACTTAGGTACAGGAGCGGCATATAATCCAGAAGACGCATTAAGACTTTATTTCCAAACAGGTTCGGTTATTGGTAGAAGCTATACGCAAGAAGGAGATTATAATCAAGGTAAAATTCCCATACAACAGCTTACAAGCAACTCAGGAGCTTCTAAGGCACAAATGCTTATAGGTAATCTTAACCATTACTTAGATATGATTCGAGCTGTAACAGGCTTAAATGAAGCGAGAGACGGTACAATTGCCAACTCTGATGCTTTAGTAGGCGTTCAAAAGTTAGCATCATTAAGTTCTAATACCGCTACTCGCCATATATTAGATGGAAGTCTTTACATATATAGAACGTTAGCGGAAGCTTTAACTTATAGGGTAGCGGATATTTTAGAATACTCTGATTTCAAAGATGACTTTATAAATAAAATAGGAAAATACAATGTTAGTATACTTGGAGAAATATCTGATTTATACATATATGACTTTGGAGTCTTTATTGAGTTGTCTCCAGATGAAGAACAAAAAGCTATGCTTGAGCAGAATATTCAAATGGCATTATCAAAAGGCGATATCAATCTTGAAGATGCTATTGATATACGTGAGATTAAAAATCTTAAACTTGCCAACCAATTACTTAAAGTAAAACGTAAAGCTAAGCAAGAAGCTGATGAAAAGAGAGAGATGCAAAAGCAAGCAATGGTTTCACAACAACAATTACAGTCTCAACAAATGGCTGCACAAACTGCGATGCAAAAGATTGAAATGGAAACTCAAGCTAAAATGAAGTATAGACAAGCTGATGTTGCGTTTGAAATAGAAAAACAAAAAGCGGAAGCACAATTAAAAGCTCAGTTAATGCAACAGGAGTTTAACTATAATCTACAGCTTCAAGGAATGACACAGCAGCAAATAACTGCTAGAGAGGATGAGAAAGAGCAAGCGAAAAGTAACAGAATAAGTCAGCAAAATACACAACAATCTGAATTAATTAATCAGCGTAAAAATAATTTACCTCCGAAAAACTTTGAGTCTAACGAAGACACATTGGATGGATTTGATTTAGCTGAATTTGAACCAAGATAATATGTTTATATTTTGCGTAACTTTGCAACTAAATTAAATTAAATCAAATGGATATTAAAGTAAGAGAAGTAACGGCTGAAGAAAAGTCGTCTCAACAAATAGAACAAGAACTCCTTGATAAGCATGAGGAGAAAACTCAGTCACAAACTGAGCAAGTCGAAACAACTGAAGTAAAGGTTGAAGAACAGCCACAGCAAGAAGTTGAAGTAAAAGAAGAAACAGAAAATGTACAGGAGGAGAAACCTGTAGAAGAAGTTGTTGAAGAACAACCTCCACAAACACAGACTCCACCTGAATTGAATGAAGATGAAGTTCTTTCATATATTGGAAAAAGATACGGTAAGGAAATCAATTCAATTGATGATTTGGTTAGTGAACGTGAAGAAAGCGAACCGCTTCCTGAAGACGTTGCTGCTTACCTAAAGTATAAAAAAGAAACTGGACGTGGTTTTAATGACTTTGCAAAACTGCAAAGAGATTACACTGATTTAAGTCCAGACGCTTTGCTACGTGAATATTATTCTATAACAGAAGAAGGTTTAGACTCTGAAGATATAGATATGTTAATGGAAGATTTTGTTTATGACGAAGAAGTTCATGAACCAAATGAAATTAAAAAAATAAAACTAGCAAAGAAAAAAGAAATTGCTAAAGCTAAAAGGTTTTTAAAACAACAGCAGGAACAATACAAACAGCCCCTTGAGTCAAGGGAAAGTTCTGCCACTGCTAATAATGAAGAACTTATAGAGTATAGGCAATATTTAGAGTCAGCTAAAGCTCAACAGAATGATGCTGTTCAGAAAAGAGAATGGTTCGTTAAAAAAAGCGACGAGGTATTCAGCTCCGAATTTAAAGGTTTTAAATTCAATATAGGAGAAAATGAAATAGTGTATTCCCCAGGCAGTGCTTCTGAACTTAGAAAAGCTCAAGAGACTCCACTTAATTTTGTAAATAAATATTTGGATTCTAGTGGTTTTATTAAAGATGCAGAAGGATACCACAAATCTTTAGCTATTGCAATGAATCCTGAAAAGTTTGCTCAGTTCTTCTATGAACAGGGTAAATCCCAGGCAACAGATGATGTAATGCGTAAAACAAAAAATGTCAATATGACTGAGCGTAGTGCACCAGAAGTTTCTGTCAAATCAGGTTTTCAAGTGAAAGCAGTTTCTCAGCCTTCGAGCAAAGGACTGCGAATTAAGAGTATAAAAAAAACGTAATAATAATTTAAAATAATATAACATGGCAGGACAAGTAAAAGCAACGCCAACATTCGCGTTGACTCCGAGTTCAGAAAGAACTCCAACAGCCCAAAACTATATTGTAAATTTTGATTTCTTAAATCAGTATCTTCCTGATACGTATGAAAAAGAATTTGAAAGATACGGTAATAGAACGATTTCTTCATTCTTAAGAATGGTAGGAGCGGAAATGCCTACAAACTCAGACCTTATCAAATGGGCTGAACAAGGTAGGTTACACACGAAATA